GAACCAAGAATTTCACCTATTACTGAAAAAACTCCTGCTAATTTTGTTCCTTCAGGCATTATTGACATTATCATGTCCCCAATATCCCCAAATGCTTCCATTATTAGTTGAGTTGGTACCATTAATGTATTAAGTATCGGTCCCAACATACCTCCTAATATATCTGCCACTAACATTAAAGTTGGCAACATAGGTTTTATTGCATTATCTAAAGTATCCATTAATGCATCTAAAATAGGCATTATAGGCCCCAACATCATTACAAACATATCTGTAATTTTGTCTCCCATAGCAGCCATTCTTTCCATCATAGATGCTGATTTTAGTTGAGCTACTAATGCTGAATCTATTCCATCTGCTTTCATTGAAGCTGCTGCTTCCTCTGCATTCATCCCCTCTTCAACTAACTTATTAAATGCTGCTTGAGCCTCAGATTGAGATGAAAACTGACCTTTTGTGGCATTCATCATCTCTTCCATAGCTGCCTGTTGATTTAACATTGTAGCCATTTGATCTATATTCAAACCAAAGGCTTTAGCTAAAGCTTGCCTTTGCATAACATTCATCCCTTCAAAATCAGCAATAGAACCAACTTCTTTTCTTATTTCTTTTGCTAATTCTGCTTGATTACCTGCTAATGCTGCTGCTCTAGCACCTTCTAAATTTAATTGTTTACCAGTCATTAATTCAGCTTCCATTTCTGCTGCTATAGATGATTCAAAATCTAATAAACTGTTTTGTACACCTTCTAAATTTTGTGCTGATAAACCTAATAATTTAGATTGATAAACTTGCTGGGTTAATGCCTCTAAATTTCCTTTAGCAGTAAGACGTTGTGAAGCTGTTAGTTTTCCAATTCCTTCTTGGATTCCCTTCATATTCAGGCCTATCTTATTCTGCTGATTCATAGACGTAGTAACAGCATCAACAGTTTCAAGTTGTTCCATTATACTACCTTTACCTTTTAAGGCATTCTTAGCAAAGAAATTCATAGTTTCAGCTGAAAGGCCTAGTTTTTTCTGAACTTCGGCAAATTGTAAAGCCATTTCTGCTGGAAATTCTACACTAGTTCCCATTAAAGCATTTAATGATGTAGTTGCTTTTACAATATCTTTAGTATTCATTAAATTGTCTCCAGACATCATTGCAATTTTATTTGCATTAGCCACCTGTTTTCTACCTTCAGCAGCAGATATTCCTTGAGTTTTTGCAATTTCTGCTCCAAGACCATCTATCATTTTGAAAGCATCAACTATTTTTTTTACAATTGCAGCTATTATAGCAGCTGGGCCTAAAGATTTCATAAGAGCTCCACCCATCATTTTAGTCATATTACCTGCTACTTTCATTTTATCACCTAACCCTAAAGCTTTTGTTCCTCCTTCAGTTAAATTTGCTGCCATTTTTCTAGAACTTGTAATAGCATCTTCTATTCCTAATTTATCTCCAAGTCCTCCTAATCCAGCTTTACTTAATCCTTTAGATAACCCCTCTCCCATATCTTGTAAAGATATGGCACTTTTTCCTAAGGGTCGCATTGCTTCATCTATGGTTTTAGCTCGTTTAGCTATTTCAGACATATTATCTGCTTCAGTCTTTAATTCTCTATTCTGTGCTAGAAATAAATCTAACATTTTTTGTTCTGAGTCAGTAAGTTCAGTAAGATCTATTCCATCTGTTCCAATTTCATCAAACATATTTTCAATGCCACCAGAAGTATTTGACAAAATTTCATTAATTACACCAGCATCATTTGATATAGTGTTTAAGAATTGTTCGAATTCAGTTTGGAAGCTTTTATTAGCTGACTCTAATTTACCTCTTTGTTTTAAAAGATCTTGGTATTTCTTTTCACCAGTTAAAACCCCAGCATAATTATCAGTTATATCTTTAGCAGCTTTAGCTACATCTTTAAAGGCTTTAGCTGTTTCAGATGCCGCAATAGTACTCCCCCCAAGCTCTTTTGTTACTTTTTTAGCTTCATCCGCAAAATCTCTTGCAAAGAATAAAACATCTCTAATTGATTCTTTTAAATCAACAGCAGCATCAGCAGCAGCATTGGTAGCCTTAGCTCCCGCTTCCATGTTTTTCTTATACTTTCCTGAATCTAAAGCCATTTGTTGTTATTTTGTTATAAATATCGGAAGGCATCACTTTTTGGATGCCTTCGTAATATAACTTGGGGGTTTAATTTGATTACTTGAATTAGGAACATTCCCTGGATTATTTAAATCAATATTTGTTCCTTTTTTATTTTTACCAGATGCTTTTTTATGAGCATCGGCTTCCTGTTGTTTATACTCTGCTATTTGTTGATAGGTAAATTTTCTTAACCAAATTGGCATATTAAATACTGTATGCCAATCATACCCACCATTCCCATGAAAAACTATTTCATGGATTTGTTTAAATAAATACTGTCTATAGCTTAGAGTCAGGCCAAAAAAACGAGACGGTCATAGGTAAGGATACTTCCTCATCTATGCCGCCACTACTCTCAAAATTAAATGTCATATCAACGTCGGGTTGAAATGTCTTAATATATTCTCTTAATGCTCTAGAATCTCTTGCTAAAAAATAACTATCAACAAATTCTCTAATATCTTTATTATCTGTTTGACCATCTACTGATAAAATCATATGTTTTAGTCTAGTAGACAATTCAGGATTTACATTTTTATTTAATTTTTGTAATCCTTTTATTTCAGATTTTACTTTCTTATCATCTTTACCACATAATAATTTAAATTCAATAACAGCTTTTGTTGAAGGACAAGTAAATTCAAATTTATTTACACCTGGTTCTTTCATTGCATCTTCACTTAAATATGTTGATTCTAATGTAGATAAATCTACAGTAACTTCTTCACCTTCATACTTAAAAGTATAATCTGCACCATAGCCTAAAATTCTAGCTGCTACCATAATAGCATTTTTATCACCCACAACTAAATCTAGGTAATCTATTTTAGAAACTATTAGGGCTTTTACTAATCTATCTAATACTGTTCCGTCTTTAATATAATTTTCATTAGTTAAAATATCTTCTTCCTTAGCGGTCATATATTTCATTTCGATTTTTCCACTTCTAAGTGGATTTCCTTCGGGATATATTAATCCTCTTGAAGGTAGTTCTACAGTTTCTGTAGGGAATTTAAATTTTTCGTCCATATCTTTTATTTAGTTATAACTTGATTTCATGTATACATATTTAATATAAAAAAAAGCTTGACCGAAGCCAAGCTATTCTTTAAAATATATAATTTTCTTTCTAGAAATTTAAAACGCAGTAATCCATTCCAATTGTCATGTCGATAGTGTTTGCTGTTCCATCATCATCCCAATTCATATCACTAAATGAAGCATCTTTAATAAATGCACCTTTTATAATCCATTCAGATACTACATCACCTACTGGTCCTAATACATTAATAGTTAGATCTTTTTTATAGAAATCACTATATCCATCTCTACCAGTTACTGATTCATGGTGTAATCTTGTCCACTCCATTACGGCTTGCGCTCCTGAAGGAGTAATTGGATCAAATAATTGCATCGTTAAATCATTCCATCTTAATTTCCCTTTTACTTTTCTATAAGTATTGATGTGATTTAATATGATTTCGTCTTGTGCAAAACCCATTCCACTAACACCTTTAATGATGTAAGCTGGGATTCCATCTACGTACATAATAAATCTGTTAGCAACTTTTGGTTCAAAGGCTGTGAAAAATATTTCGTTTGGGTTTAATACTGCCATTTTATTATTGTTTTATTTTTGTTTTATTATAAATATTATATCTTTTATTCTTTATGACGGGAACGTTGCTCCTGTTGGTAGAATATTAAAGTCTAGGTAAATAAATTCAGCTGTTTTTGTTGGCTGTAAATATATAGCACCTACCATTTGATTTCTATCAACCACATCTGGTCCGTTATTTGCAGCATCCATTTGTACTTTAAAGGCAAATAAACCTTGTCTTTGTTGTACTGATTCTAAATATGGATTTACTTGTCCTAAGAAATTATTTCTTGTTGCTGCTGTATTTTGTTCAAATACTAAATTATCAGCAATTTGTGAAATGAAAGATTTAAGTTCTATTAACAATCTTCTAACATTTACTCTATCTAGAGCTGATGCTTGTGATTGTAGTGTTTTTTGTCCAAATACTACAACTCCTCTTCCTGGGAATGTAGCTATTGGATTTACTTTTCCAGTATATAAATCATCTCTATTAGTTTGAGTTAATTTTCTTTCTGCTTGAGTTACCGTACTTAAGCCACCTCTATTGATTCCCGCGGGCGCGAACCAAGCTTCAGCTGACTTGTCATTAAACGCATATACACCTGGTAATAACGCTGATGGTACCGACCATACTAACTGTCTTGAATCTGGATCTGCTAATTGTAACCATGGCCAATAAGCTGCAACATATGAATTATCAACTGACGCTGCTGTTCCTGTAGTTGCTGTAATTGATGAACCATAATTTTCTAAATCCATTATTACTATTGCATCTCCTCTATTTTGAGTATTTGAGATTAAAGTATTTAATGGAGTAGCATGACTAGCATTTGCATAAACTAATCCTGGAGCTGTTATGATATTATATCTATAATCATCTCTATTAGCTAATAAGTTGAAAGCTGTTGTATACAAACCAGCTCCTGATCCCATTTCTGTAGATCCTAATCCTTGAGTATCTGTGTTATTAATATCTTGGTAATAATTAATAGCTGCTCTACCACCTACTAATTCACCAGTTGCACTTTGCATTGATCCACTTTGTGCACGTGGAATTGAAGATGTGAATTCTGATTTTGCAGTTCCATTATTATCAAAATAATCTGGAGTTTTTAAATCTACTGTTTTTACTCTTACATATCTTGAAGCATTTCTATAAGATCCAGATGGTTGACAATAAGGATCGTTTGATGTAGCATCTCTTAATGTTTTTGTTTGATCACCAATAATTCTAGCTATATAGTTAGATTGTTTTGGATCTAATGATACGTTAGGGAATATTTCTAATATTGATTTAGCTTTTGATGTATCATTACCTTGTCTAATTATTAAACTAAATACACCTGATCCTGTGTTAGGTGCTTGAATTTCCCATCTTATATTATTTTGAGATCCACTATCTAATGTTCCATTTGAACCTGTTGGACCTACACTATTCATTATAGCACCATCTGTTAGTGTTTCTAATGTAAAGGCATTTGTATCAATTATATCTGCATCTACTAATGTAAATGTTAAATCTGCTGTTGGAGTACCAATTTGAGCTGCTGTAACTGTTATAACATCACCTACTGCATATCCTGTCCCTTGACCATTTACTACAATGTTTTGTGTTTCGAAGAATAAATCTCCGGCATCAAGATTCCATATGGCTGCATCTGATCCTCCACCTAAATCTCCTGCTGCTATTGATAAACCTGTATTTGTAGCTGCATATCCTGTTCCTTGTGTTGTTACTGTAATACCTGTAATGGTATTTCCTGAAACTACTACAGTACAAACTCCTCCTGTACCTGTACCACCTACAATATTTACATTTGTATATGTAGCATTTGTAGCGTTGGTTGGGTTAGTACCACCTCCACCGTTTATATTACCTAAAAATGAATTTGCTGTTGTATCTAATTTACCATTAAAGTCAGAAACTAACACATTTACTGTTAATCCTGTTCTTCCGGTTGCTGGGTTTGCAGTTGTAGTTACAGCATCATATGCTGTATCTGCTACTAAAGCTTGTCCACTACCACCTGATGTGAAAGACCCACTTAAATTTCTTGCTGGCTCTAAAATACCACTTTCTACTTCACTAAATACTGTTGTAGAAACTGCTGGAGCCCATGATCCTGAAGCTACTCTATTTACTATTAATGATGTACCACCATTATTGAAGTAATTAAATGCTGATATAGAAGTAAAGAATGTGTATTCGTCTGAACCACTTTGGAATGTACTTCCATAATTTGCTAAGTATTCTGAATAACTAGTTACTAGTTTTGGAATACCTACTCTACCTAATACTGTAGGACCAACTATAGCCGCACCGGCTTGTACTGGTTGCGAAGTTATCTGAGATTGATCATTTTCTCTTGCTAATACTCCTGGGGAAATTAATGTTTCTGCCATTTTATGTTATTTTTATGATAAATATACTAAATTTTTTCAAAAGTTTATTTACTTGGTAAAAATTCACCAGTTTCTAAAGAAATTTCTCCATTGCCATATTTATCTTCTAACTTTTTGGCTAATTTTATTTCTTCTTGTTGTAAACTTTTTAATTGTTCTTTAATTTGTTCTTTTTTTAATTCTAAATTTAATCTTTGCATTTCTACAATGCCTGTTGCTTCTGTAAGATCTCTATATTGTTTTTTTAGACCTTTTAAATCAGAAATTTCTTCTTTTGTTAAAACTTTTTTTTCCATAAACTTTAATTATTTTTTATTCCGTTATACATATTAATTTTTCTCTGTAAGATTATATCTTATACAGGTGTCATTGATGATCCCCACACTTTTAGGGTATTTAACCCTGTTTTTAATATTTTTAAATCAGCTCCTATAAATTTATTCGGTGCTGAGTATACACAATCTGAAATTCTTAGTTGTGAACCCAATGTAGCTGTTTGACCACCATTAAGTGTACAAGTTGCTGTCCCATTAAAGAACTGTATACGTATCCCATTATCAACAGTAGTACCAGAACCATCACCTACTATACATACTTCTAATAATTGGCCAACTTGGGCGTCTGTTGTCCAACCTGTTATATCAAGTGTTGCTTGACTAGTAGCATTAAAATCCGTTAATAATATTAAACTAGAACTTACATTAGCAGTTTCTGAAACTGTAGATAGAATACATCCTGCTGCTGTACCTGTACCATAAGTATTATTTGATGTTGACAGAGATTGAAAACGTTGCACCATAGAACCTGATAATCTCATAGGTCCTGCTACATCTAATACTACTGAGCCAGTAGGGTTTGATGTTCCTATCCCAATTAAAGATCTATTAGCATTATTTTCAGCTACTAAATGTACTACATCATTTGTTGAATCATATAAGGTAAATTTATCAGTTGATTGAACACCTAATCTCCAACCAATAGCATCATTTAAAAATCTCACAAAAGATGAACCATCAACTTCATCTGACTCTAATTTAAGAGTTACTGATCCTGTTTTTTGTATATGTAAATCAGCAGTTGGACTAGATACACCTAAACCTAAATTAGGTGTTCCCGTTCCTACTCCAATATAATTAGCTTCATTAGCTGCTGCATTAAGTCTAATAACTTCTGTAGAAGAAGCATTTCTTAAAGCGATTGATGGGCTCCCGTTTGTATCTATGTCTACGTAAGCACGTTTTTGCCCTGTTGTATTTTCTATTTCTAAAACAGTTGATGCTGCTGATGCTGTTGTTCTAACTGTTAATTGAGCTGTTGGTGCTGTTGATCCTATTCCTAATTTACCTCCATTAAAATATGAAGGGGCATTTGAGTGTAATCTAATACCATCATCTTGGTTAGATCCACTTAATATTCCTACAAATCCATCTCCAGTGGCATCAATTTCTACTTCAAAAACATTAGCTCCTGCATTTTCTTTTCTTACAGCCATAACTCTAGATGCTGCTGAAGCTGATGCTTCTACAGTAAGTAAAACACCCATTGAACCTGAAGGTGAAACACCAATACCCACTTTTGTACCTGCCGAATCAGAAGGTTGTGCTAATAATACTTTATTACCATAAGCACTAAAAGGTGTTGAATTGTTTCCAGCTCCTGATGATGTAAATAATACATCAAAATGGTCAGTAGTAAGATTATCAGACATTCTTATTCTTGTAAAAAATTCATCAGTTGCATCATGACCATATTCAATCCTAGCATCATCAGTAGTTCCATCAAAATGTATTGCTGTGTACGTATCAGGAGTTGCTACTATTGGGAATTTAAGAGAGGCATTATCTAATGTTCCAATTCTATTAGCAGCAAGTGTACCTGCTACTGTAAGTGTTGAAGACATTACAGCATTACCTACACTAGTAAGAACACCACCAACTGTAAATCTTCCTCCTGTCCTTCCTGCACCTGAAACTACTAAATCAG